GATATTGATCAAGGTTATTCAGGAAACATAAATAATTTATTATTAATACCTGATTATGTATCTGATCATGTTATAGAAGCTGATGGTGGGGAGGGTTCTTATAATCCTTCTTTTAGTATTACAAATTGTAATATGTTAGACACTATATTTTGGCCCGCATATGTACATTTTAGAGATGAAGCCACAGGTTACTTATCATACCAAGGAAATTGTGATTTCCAATATGATCAAGGAGTTAACATTATAGTAGATACTTTAAGTGTAAATAATGAAAATGATTTTAATTGGACTTACTATAATTCTTTGAACTAATTAAATTACCATGCTCATCATAGACTTCCCATTTTCCCTTTCGGATCCCATTTTCATAGAACATCTTCGCTCTGAGTTTGGAATTATTATCCCAGATTAACCACTCTCCATGTTTTTCTCCTTGTAAGTTATAGCTTACTTTTCCAATTTGTTTTATAGTACCATTTTCTTTATATAAAGTATCATATTTAACCTTTACAGTCTCATAAAACTCTGAAGGGTCATATATTGCTTGAGAATATGATAAACTTCCAATAAAGAATAGTAAAAATGTTATTAAATATTTCATGTCAATAAATATAAGTAATATTAACGTCATATGCAAATTATATATTACGCTTTTTATCTAGAGGTTAATATTTATTTCCAAATGATATCTTGTTAGATGAATATATAGACATACTAGAGCAAGCTGTTATAGAAAACACTCGAGAACTTGAAGATCCTTCAAGGGAATACACTATGGGAGAAATTAAATGGATGGAAGGGTACACTCAAGCCCTTAAAGATGTTCTTGCTGATTTAATTGATCAAAAAAGAAATAATAACCTTCAATATTCAATTTTATACAAGTACAATTTAAATTAATTTGTTCCCCAACCTTATCTTTTGTATATTTATCATAAATGGACATTAATAAAATATTCGGATTATTTGGGAATGAAGACCCTAATAAGGATTACCCAGAACCATCTGAGGAAGAGGTAAAAGGTCTGATTGGATTTGAAGAATTTAGATCTACCCCTACATATCAAATAAAAATGTTCCAAAAAGTAATTCTTAACCATTTATCATTCCAAAAACAACTTGTTAAAATGTTTCAAAATTCTGACCCTGAATTAGGTGAGTTTGGGGATATAGAAGAAGCAGGGGAACATATGGCTTTTTTTAGAGGATGGTCATATATTAAAGCAGTTGATTTATCTAATGAAGATTGGCAGGATTGTATAAAAATTCAAGACCCAAAAAGATTAGAAAAAGCATTAAATAAATCAATAAAATTTTTTGAATCGCTAGAAGAGTATGAAAAATGTGCTTTTCTCACAAAAATTGAAAAGTTTCTTAAAGAGAATTTGGATTCATAAATTTAAATCCATACATTGGAAATACGGGTTGTAAGAAAAAACCGGTATAATAAAGAAAAAAAGAAAAAGGGATAAGGTTATAAAATAAGGGGGTTAAGGAACACCCAATTTATATTTAAATAAAGTATATGAGAAATAAACAATTAGTAATAAGACGACTAAGTAAATTAGAAGGTCAATTCAAAGCATTAGACGGAGAAATTCATAGAGGAGGTACAAAAGAAACAATCAATGCCTCTCAAAGAGATATTCTTGAAACCATTCAAGATTTAAAAGATATAGTAGAAAGAGAAAACGATTAGAATGAGTTTAACAGCAGAACAAATTCAATCTAATTGGGAAGAATTCTTGGGTTATATTGAAACTTATATTTCATCCCCTAGAAAAGAAAAATTACTTGAATTTTATAAAAAACACGAAGAAGAAGTAGTAATGATGCCTGCTTCTCATAAGGTTGCTTACCACAATGCATTCCCAGGTGGATATGTTGATCATGTTAATAGAGTGATAAAAGGAGCATTAACCACAGCTAAAATATGGGAAGAGATGGGATGTGTAAAAAATTACACTGAAGAAGAGCTTGTATTTTCTGCTTTAAATCATGATTTAGGTAAAATGGGTGATGGTAAAGAATATGCCCATAAACCCTCTCAGGATGAATGGAGAAAAAAGAATTTAGGAGAAATGTATGAATTTAATAAAAAACTTTCATATATGTCTGTTCCAGAAAGATCAATTAAATTATTAGTAGATGCAGGTATTACACCTACAGAAAACGAATGGTTAGCCATTAGATTACATGATGGGTTATATGATCAGGCAAATGAACCTTACCTTAAATCCTTCATGCCTGAATTAAAACCTCGTACCTCTCTCATATACATAATTCATCAAGCGGATCTAATGGCTGCCCGAATTGAATTTGAGAAAGAGTGGTTCCCTAAATTATATAACACCTCGGAACCAAAAAAAAGTAAGCCCAAAGTTAATATGAAAACTAAAACTTTAGGTTCTATTAAAAGTGAAGGATTAAAAAATATGTTAAATAGCTTATGATTTCCACTATTATAATATCAGTTTTATCAGTATTGGTTGTAGTTTTTGGTTTTACAACTTTTAATTTATTACGTAAAAACGAAAAGCAAGAAGACATTTTAGCAGAATACCTTACATATCTAGACAGACTATCCAGAACAATAGAGGTATCGGATAAAAAACTCAAAGAAATAGATAGAGCAGGAACATTCAAATCAGATGATGAAGTTGGGTATTTTTTCAAATCCATCCAGGACATTCAGGATATCTTGAATGATTTCAAATTAAAAAGACTTAAGTAATCGTGGCTAGACGTAGAAAAAAAAACTCGAGGAATTACTTTACTCAAGAGACAGAGGATGCTATAGTAAAATACAATAATACTACTTGCACTGAAGAGAAAAGTAAAATATATCAACGTGAAATTCATTATGCTTTTTTCAAGCTAACAGAAAATATAATACATACCTTTAAATTTTATTATACAGAAGTAGATAAAATAGAACATCTACAACATGAGATAATAACATTTTTACTTTCAAAAATACATTTATTCGATCCTTCAAAGGGAGCTAAAGCATATTCATACTTTGGAACTATAGTTAAAAGATGGCTTATAATATATAATACTAAAAATTATAAAAAACGTATAGATAAAGCCCCTGTAGAAGATTTATATAAAGATGAAACATATTCTTATAGTTTAGAAGATGAAAGAGTAGCAGATAAACTATCATTCTTTATTGACAGGTACATAGAATATGTTGAAACTAATTTTGATATATTTTTTCCAAAGGGTAATGATGCTCAAGTAGCAGATGCAATATTAGAATTGTTTAGAAAAAGAGAAAATATAGAAATATTTAATAAAAAAGCCCTTTACATTTATATAAGAGAAATTATGGCTACAAATGGTTTAGAGGTTAAAACTCCCAAAATCACTAAAATAGCTAATAGGTTGTACGATTTATTTAAAGATAACTATATATCATTTTTAGAATGTGGATATGTAGAGTTTGAAGAAGTATAGTTTCTTATATTTATATACATAAAACTTATAAATATGAGTCATTTAGATAAAAAAGTATTCGGTAAAAAATCCTACTCAGATTTACTTAAAGAAATCTACGACAATCAAAAGAAAAAAGAGGAACAAATTGGTGCATTAATCAATGAATTAAAACCATTAATCAGCGATATAGGTGATGCTACAATGATTGTGCCACTTATAAAAGAATACATGGAATTAGGCATTAAAAATGATGAAGCACTTATTAAAGTTGCTACTATTTTTCAACGTATATTTGCAAACGAAGGCAGTGAAGATAATGGATTTGGTATATCTGAAGAAGAAAAAGAACAATTACTTAAAGAAATAAACAGTTTACAATTACCTCCTAAAAAGGAAGAAGAGTAATGCCTAGAGATGAAAATACATTATTATCCAATTGGAGAACCAATGCTAACCTCAATGTTTTAGATGGTAAGGATCAAATAGTAGTAGGTAGGGTAAAAAAGATTTTTTTAGAAGGAACAGATGATGATAATCTTGGTGCTATAGAAATACAACCAGTATATCCAGAAAACCAAACAACAATAGTAGCATACCCATTTTTCCCAAATACTACCTCATATCCACTTTTAGAAGAAATAGTTTTATGTAATAAACTTCCATCTGAATTTTTAGGTGTTTCTGAAGCAAGTGAAAAATACTATTACATGGGGGTAGTAAATGTTTGGAATAATCCTCATGTAAATTTTTATCCTTCTCCACGAACTACAAGTGGAAATATACCAACCACAGAAAGAAAATCTTATCAAGATGTAGCAGCGGGTTCTACTATTAATATAGATCCTACTTTATCTGATAATTATCCTGCTACTCAAGGTACATTTGAAGAAAGAAATAATATCCATCCTTTACAACCTTATTTAGGTGATACTATATACCAAGGTAGATTTGGAAACAGTATAAGATTAGGAAGTACTGCAAATCCTACAAATACCTCATGGTCTTCAGTAGGTAAAAATGGGGACCCTATTATTGTTTTAAGAAACGGTCAATCTAATCTTCCTAGTGATCCTTGGAAACCTATTGTTGAAAATATAAATGATGATCCCTCTTCTATTTATTTAACCTCAACTCAAAAATTACCAATTTCAACCCAAAATTCAACTTTTACTTCATATCAAAATCCACCATCCTCTCCTAATCAATATGAAGGAGCTCAAGTAATTATAAATTCTGATAGGTTAGTTTTTAATGCTAAAAAAGATCATGTTTTAATAAGTGGTGAAAAATCAGTAAATTTGTCATCAAATGGTACTTTAAATTTTGATACTAAAAATTTCATTATAGATGTGGGTCAAAATATAAAACTTGGAAGTAAAAATGCATCTCAATCTTTAATTTTAGGAGATAAATTCTTATTTGATTTAAATCAAGTAATGGAAAGTTTATCATTTTTATGTAAAATGTTACAAACTGAACAAATATGGCCCGCAGGTGTTCCTGTGCCCGCAGCTAATATTATAACAGCTGCAACAGCTTGTGAAGGATTAATTAATACTTTCCAACAAAGAATAGAATCATATAAATCCAAAACCTCATTTACTGATTAATGCCTCAAGTTAATATCATAGGAAAAATTATAGATGGTAGTACTAATGAAGAACTCATTGGGGCTAATATTAAAATTTCTAAAAATGGAGAAAATTTTGGGGGTTTTGCTACTAATATTAATGGTAATTTTGGAGGAGTAAAGGACTTAGAAGTAGGAACTTATACATTTGACATTTCATATGTAGGTTATGATAGTAAATCTTTTATTAAACAAGTAACATCTACTACTCAAGAAATTAATTTTGGGAATATTAAATTAATAGATGAAGTTGTTTTAAATACTGTAGAAGTAATTGCAACTTCTTTTAAAGGAACTATTATTGACAAAACTACAAAACAACCAATACCAGGAGCTACTATATTATCAGATACAGATAAAAAAGATAAAGCAACATCCCAAACCGATGGTACTTTTAGTTTAGTAATACAATTAGATGAAACTCTTTTACTTTCTTCAGGAGAAACTCAAACCGAAAGAAAATATAAAAAAATTACAGCAATAACTACAGCAAATGGATACTCACAAAGTAAACCCATACAATTAGTTAAGGGTGATGGGGATTTAATAACAGATTTAGGTATTATTAAATTAACTCCTCTAGTAGAAGAAATACAAGAACAAGTTATTGAAAATAAAACATTAACAGAAACACAGAAAAAAATAGCAGAAGACTCATCCCCAAAAGATTTTGTATCTAGTATTTTAAAAAAATTATTTAGAACTATTCAAGATAGATTAATCCCTATTATTTTACAACAAATAGCGGCTTTTGGTGTTTCAAAATTTAATGAAGAAGTTTTAAAAAATATTAATGAAATTCCAAAAACTTGCCCTCCTAATTTAGATGCTTTAAATTCCCTAATAGAGAAAAAAAATAAATTAACTAAACAATTAAACAATTTATATAGAAGTATTAACTTAATAAACAAATTTTTAAGTATACCCCCTATTACTATTCCTATTGCTGAAGCTGCAGTTACAACTGCTAAAATTTATGTAGGGATACAATCATATATTCCATCTACAGCAGTTACACCAAACCCAGTAGGTCCAATTTTAATAGCAAAAGATTTAATAGAAAAATTTGAAGATTTAATAGATATTTTAAAACAAAAACTTGGGGTAGGAACATTACAATTAAGAATGATAATAGAGGAACTTAGAAAAGTTTTATTATTGTTAAGTATATTAGATGCCTTAATACAAACTTGTGCTGAAGAAATATCTGAAGAAGATGATGATGAAATACAAACCCAAACAGCAGTATCTCAACAATTATTAGATTCTACACAAGAACAATCCCAACAGTTATCACCTGTAGTTACAAACGTTAATGGATTTGATATGAGCGTTATAACTGAAGATGGTGAAACTAAATTTGATCTTAAACGAAGAAGAGCAGTAGCTAAAAACAAAGCAGGAATAATTATGCTTAAAGGAGAACTTTCATTTTCTTCAAATGATCAAATATTAATTGATGAATTAGTATTTTACATACAACAAAATGATTTAAAAGCCGAATAATATTATATTTATAAAAAACAGTATATGAAAACCGAAGCACTTAAAAAGTTAATTAAAGAAGCAGTTAGAGAAGCAATACAAGAAGAATTAAAAGAGGTTTTACTAGAAGCAGTCAAAGCACCAAAAGTAACAACACCTCAACCAGTTCAAGAAAATAGAACAATTACCTCAACTACTCCACCACCAGTATCTCAAGCAGATCAGAGACAAAAATACATGGATATTATAGGAGAAACTGCTTTAAATTTTACAAGTAAAGACGTTAAAAAATTCCAACCTCAAGGTTCAGTAGATACAACTTCTCCAAATGGTAAATTACCTGATGGTGAATTAGGAATGGATCAAATTATGAATTTAATGACAGCTAGATAATGGCATTTGGAGCACAGCAAATATTTCCTATAGACTTTAATAAAAGTGCTGCAGTAGGGGTAGACATACCTTTTACTGCACCCGCTGTATTTAGACCTAATTATACTACTGCTGCTGCTATCAAAAATAACTTGATAAACTACTTCTTAACCAACCCAGGAGAAAGACCATTAAACCCAACATTTGGGGGAGGATTAAGAGCATTTATATTTGAACAAATTACTACAGATAATTTAGATTTTCTAGAAGATAGAATATCATCTGATTTATCTACATTTTTTCCTAATGTTAGAATTGGTAATTTAGAAATATTAAGACAAGAAGATACAAACACAATAACAGTATCCCTAACTTATAGTGTAATAAACACTAATATTAGTGATACGTTACAAATAGACTTTGCATAATGGCTATAGTAGATAGAGACGTAAAATATTTAAATAGAGATTTTTCTGATATTAGGGCTAGGTTAATAGAATTTTCTAAAACTTATTTCCCTAATACTTACAATGATTTCTCTCCTACATCACCAGGTATGATGTTTATGGAGCAAGCAGCTTATGTAAGTGATGTAATGTCTTTTTATTTAGATAATCAATTACAAGAAACATTCACACAGTTTGCTAGACAAACTAACAATTTATATGAGTTAGCTTATATGTTTGGTTATAAACCAAAATCAACAGGAGCAGCTCAAGCAACAATAGAATTATTCCAACAAGTACCTTCAAAACTAGTAGGATCAAATTATGTCCCTGATTATGACTATGCTTTATCTGTAGGAGAAAATACAACAGTAGCATCTTCTTTAAATCCTAATGTTTCATTTTTAATGGAAGATAAATGTGATTTTACTTTTTCAAGTTCATTAGATCCAACAGAAGTTTCAGTTTACTCTATTGCAGGTACTACTCCTCAATATTATCTCTTAAAAAAGACTAGAAATGCTATCTCAGCAAATATTAGTACACGAAATTTTTCATTTGGGGATCATGAACAATTCCCTACTATTGATATTACAGCAGATAATATAATAGGAATTCTAGATATAGTAGATAGCGATGGTAATACTTGGTATGAAGTAGATTATTTAGGTCAAGAAATGATATTTAATAATATCAAAAATACTAATACTAATGATCCTAACAATGTAGTAGATGCAGGTGAAGTACCTTATTTACTTAAATTAAAAAAAGTACAAAGACGTTTTGCTACTCGCTTAACAGCAGAAAACAATTTACAAATTCAATTTGGGGCAGGTAATCCAAATGATGTAGATGAAGAAATTACACCTAATCCTGACAATGTAGGTATAGGTTTACCATTTGAAAGAAATAAACTTACAACAGCATATTCTCCTACAAACTTTTTATTCACAAATACTTATGGTATTGCACCTTCAAATATAACCTTAACAGTTAGATATTTAACAGGTGGTGGGGTAGGAGCAAATGTACCTAGTGGAGATTTAACTAGATTAAATACAAATAATACATTTTTCAATAAATCAAATTTAAATCCTACTACCTCAACTTATATATTTGATTCATTAACAGCTAACAATCCAAATGCGGCAGATGGAGGATCAGCAGGAGACACTACAGAGGAAATTAGACAAAATACTTTAATGCAAATTGCAGCTCAACAAAGATCTGTAACATTAGATGATTATATGGTTAGAGCTTTAAGCATGCCTTCTGAATATGGGACTATAGCTAAAGCTTATATTGAAAAACCACAATTAAATGATGATCAAGTTTCAACAATTGAAACATTAAACTTATTTGTATTATCTCAAAATATTGTAGGACAATTTGCAACAGCAACTGAAACATTAAAGAAAAATTTAAGAACATATCTTTCTCAATATAGAATGATAGGTGATAGTATTGAAATTAGAGATGCCTATGTTATAAACATTGGGATAGATTTTGAAATAATAGTATTACCAAATTATATTAATAGTCAAGTAATATTAGCTTGTATAGATTCATTACAAGCTTACTTTAATAGAGACAATTGGCAAATAAATCAACCAATATTAATAAGAGATTTATATGTTAGGTTAGATAGAATAGAAGGTGTTCAAACTGTTAAAAATATTAAATTTTCAAATAAAGCAGGTGTTTCTCAAGGATATTCACAATTTGGATATGATATAGAGGGTGCAACACAAAACCAAGTAATATACCCTAGTTTAGATCCTTCTATATTTGAAATTAAATACCCTAATCAAGATATTAAAGGTAGAGTAGTACCACTATAAAATTAAAAAATGGCAGTTTATAAATTATTTCCATACAAAGACACTACACTATATTCATTATACCCAGACATGAATACAGGGATAGACCCTATTACAACTATATCTAATTTAAATATAGCAATAGATTCTAATCCTCAAGTAGCAAGATTTTTAACAGCTTTTGTTCAAGATGAAATTGCTGATGTTATAGATAATAAAATTAGTGGAGCTGATTGGGATGTAAATTTAAGATCTTTTATTGCAACAGCTCAAGGAATAGTAGAAGCAACAGATTTAGAAGTATATCCATTAGCTCAATATTGGTATAATGGTACTGGAACATATTTAGATATACCTCAAACTACAGATGGGGCTACATGGTATTCACCAAATTTTAAAGGATCAGTAGCTTGGTCTTCAAGTGGAGAAGATGCTTATGGAAATTCTGTTACTTCATCTTATGATTCTAATTATATAGGAGCTGGTGGTGGTGCTTGGCTATTTGAATCAGGTAGTACAAGTTTTAGAGTTACTCAATCATTTGATACAAGAACAACAAAAGATTTAAATGTTAATGCTAAAGAAGTAGTATCACGTTGGTATAGTGGTTCTATGGATAATAATGGTTTTATAGTTAAATGGGAAAATTCAGTAGAATTTAACCCTAATGTTCAAATTCAACCTGTAATGCAATTTTATAGTGTTGATACTAATACTATATACCCACCACAATTAGAATTTAAATGGAGAGACTACTCAAGTGTTTTAACTGGATCTGCTACTTCTAGTATAGTTTCAACTACAAATTTAGTATCTTCATTAGCTGAAAATCCAGGATTATTTACACCTGAAAGTATAAATAGATTTAGATTTAATGTTGCTCCTAAGTATCCAAGAAGAACATTTCAAACAGGATCTTATTTTACAGGAGTAAATTATTTACCAACTGCTTCATATTA